TTGTAAATCTTTTTCCATTATCTGTATACGAGTGTCTGCAACATTAAGACGTTCTACCATTTGAAAATAGCCCATCGTGCCAAGTGCTACGATAACGATCAAACTAGCAACCGTCTTCATAGGCATCTGCACGGCAGCCGATTCAGATATTGTTAGAGGTTTCTTACTCATTTATTTTTGCCATTGAAATAACCAAGCAACAAATTTGTTCCAAACATCTTTAATTTTCTTAATCATTTTTTTTCTCCTCAATCTCGTAGAAGAAGTTGTCAGTGTCCTCTGTTCTCCATTTCCTAGTGTCTTCTACATTCCACTCGGATGTTTGCACCTTCCAGTCTGGAATTTCATCTTTAACTGTAAAAGATGGTATGTCCCATATTAGTCGGTTATTAGGTTGAGCTGCATAATTGCCGTTTTCTAAGGCAAGTATGTGTGCGCACTTATGTTCGTGCGGAATTTCTGAATGATCAGTATCTAGTATATTACTATCTGGGTGTGCAAAATCAACAGTAAATAAGTAAGCACCATGGTACCATTTTTTATTTTTACCTATGTATTTCCCGGATTGTCCGTCTAAAATATCATAACTAGTAACAGCAGGGTAATAACTAAAACAATTCCAAAGTTGAAGTTCATCAAGTCTTTGATGTGGAACAGTTGAGGGTTGAAAACCACGTTGTATAAAAGCCGATATTGGGAGGCGATAAAAGATAGCCCCATTTTCCATAATTGCATGAAAGAGTAAAGGACGCCCTGTAATTGATGCCACGCCAAAAATAATGCAGTCTTCAACTTCTCCATGATGTTTTTTAAGATCATATAAATACTCCCTTCTTATTTGAGCATATGTTACTGGAATGTTTGCGTTTAAGTATGCCATAAATCATTTTATATTTCCCCAGTTAGGACCTGATTCATAATCTACTTTATTAGGCACCTCCAGGTTCACTGCTCCTTCCATTATGTTTTTTATTTTATCAGCATGTGATTTAGATTCAATAGATATATCTAACTCATCATGCACTTGTATATGTGGTATAATTCCCTCTTTATACAATTCAATCATTGCTTTCTTTGTCATGTCAGCAGCGGATCCTTGTATCAATCTATTTAATGCTTTGTATGTGTAAGCACGTTTAATCCCTGGTCCGTGTTCCAAGAGCGCTTGATCGTGAGGCAATGCTTTATGTATACCAAACTGATTAGGTTCCCATAAATGAAAACGACAAAGACGACCTAGCAATGTACGGATACGTCCAGAGTCTTGAGCTCTATACATAACATTAGACATAACTTGTTTTACAAATGGAACTTTATCGTGGTATTGTTTAAATAAATTTTCAGCCTTATCTTTTGATACACCTAGCTCTGCTTGTAATTTATTTTTACCCATACCATAGAACAGGCCAAGATTTATTGTCTTAGCCTGTGATCTAGGTATCTCTGCCATGTCTGCCACGATAGTGTGGAAATCGGCATCACCTGTTTTATAGGCTTCCAACACTTCGTCCACTCCATAGAGATTCTGTAAAGCTGCATAATGCACTACCAACCTAGGCTCTTGCTGAGAATAGTCAAAACAACCCCATGTATGGCCTTCCTCGGGCACAAATAAAGACCTAATAGCTGGTCCAAGATCTTTGTTTCTAGCTGGTATTTGCTGTAAATTTGGATTTGAATAACTGAATCTTCCAGTCACTGTTCCACCATTATCTGATCTAAGTTGGTTTATTTCAGCATGAATTCTTCCTTTGTGATTATGTTTTAATATGGTATCAATAAACGTGGTATGAGCCTTGTTAATTTCACGGGCTCGGGCAATCAATTTCACAGTTGGGTGGGGGTGATTTTGAAGAAAGTTTTTTGTAAAAGATGGAGAATTTGTTTTTTCGGTGCGGTCAAATGGTAGGTGAAGTTTTTCAAAAACTTTCGCAATTGAGCGAGCAGCCCATATTTGGGTATCTACTCCAGTTTCTTTTTTTACTTGTAATAGGCATTCTTTTTCTTCTGATGATAGTTTGTTTTTTAATTGGTGAGCTGCTTCAACGTCTACACGCACACCTAAAAAACGCATATCAACGAGGCAAGGAAATAATTCAATCTCTAAATCAAAAATAGATTGTATGTCTTGGTGTAAAATTTCTTTTTTTAATTCATGCCATAACTCTAATGTAAGTTCGGCGTCCATTTCTGCATATTCACCAACATAAATCGCAGGTAGTTTATACATTTCTGCTTTAGCGTCAACACCCCATTCACGCGCTGCAGAATATAAATTTGTTTCACTTTTTGTTTTTCCGGTGTATCTTTTAGCACAGTTGTTTAAGTCATAACGCATTTGATTTTCATCAACAAGGGCCGATGCAATCATCGTGTCTACAATTTTTCCGTTAATACTTAGACCACTTGATCTAATCCAACACACGTCATACATGGCGTTGTGAAATATTTTGGTAGCTGGTGTGTTAAGCACAGCTTGAAACCATTGTAATACCTTGTTTTTATCCATGTTGCCACCTCCTTCATGAGCAATTGGAAAATATCCTGACCAACCTTTTACTGCTACTGCTACACCTACAATTTCTCCTTTACCAACTACAGACCCTGATCCCATCTTCATAAGTTCTGGATCTTTTGTTTCTAAGTCAATTGCTATCTCATCATACCTAGATAAATTTGGAAAAGAATCAGGAGGTGTCCATTCTGTTTGCGGAGCAAACATAGGTTTTTGTATCATTTAATACCCCATGTGTTTGGTTTATTTTTAGGTAAATCTTCTTTTGGTTTTTCTATTTCTTTATAATCTCTTTCAATAATCATTTCTAAAAAGTGTATTGCTTTTAATATATCTTGCTTCTTTCCTTTCAATCGATGACGACAGATGTATTTTATAGCACAGCCTTCCGGGAAGAGCAACTCATTTTCAACTACAAATTTACTTGGTTGAATTTTAAAATTTTGATAATGCGATCCTCCGTGTTGTTTGTCCCACACACTCATAGGTCCTCCAATGGATAACTTTTGTATTCATCTTTAGGCTGAACAATATGTAAATTTTCTTTTGTTCGTGTTGCTCCTACATAAAATAATCTATTTTCATCATCAGGATTTTTTTCATATGATTTATTTGTGTTATGACTTAAGTCAGAAAGTAAAACTACATTTTGTCTTTCTCCACCTTTTACACTATGTATTGTAGATAATTGTATACGTGGGTCTTTGTTTAAAGATTCCCCATTTCTACGCATGGCTCTTATATATTCTTTTCTATCTATAGGACAGTCATCAAAAGAATTGTACCATTCTTCTTTTACATTTAAACCATAGTCTTTTATTAAAGTATCTATTCCATAAAATGATTCTTTAGTCATACCTTTTATTTTTTGTTTATCCCAATGCGCAGGTCCCATATATTTTGATATTTTTTCTATTTGTTTATAATGCAACAGTTGTCCTTTTCGTAAGTGTTCCCATTGTATTGCAGCTTCTTGCACATCTCTTTCGTAAGATTTTTTAAATCTATTTTCAAAATACAATCCTTTTTGTTTTAATATTTCTTCTAACTCTTGTAACATGTACCTTGTTCTTGTCAGTATCATCCACTCGCCTTGTGTCATGTTTATATCCTCAAAAGAATTATGCATGGTCAAAGATCCCTCAACTGTTTTCGGTTGCCAATTTTTTGGTATTCTGTTTGATACACGTTGTATTATTTTCATGGCTGCTTCATGCACTCTTCTTGGTATTCTTCTTGATTGAGTAAGATGTAATAATTTTCCTGTCTGTGTTATAAAAGAGTCAACGTCTGCACCAGCCCATCTAAATATTGCTTGGTCATCATCACCTGCAATAAAAGAATCACCTGTTTTATTCCAAATAGATTTTGTCATGTCCCATTGCATTAGAGATAAGTCTTGTGCTTCGTCAATAAATACTACATCAAATTTAGGAGATTTATCTGATTTAACAAAATCTAAAATCATGTCATTAAAATCTATCAAACCATATTCTTTTTTATATCTTTTTAATTCTTCAGAAATTATTATAAGTTTATCATACTCTACATCTTGATTGTGTTCCTGCATGTTAAATTGTTTATCTATTGAAATGTTTCTTAATTTAGCTAAATTTATAATTCTTAAATAATCGCTTTTAGTTGTGAATAAACCAGTCTCTTCATCGTCATAGTCATTGTAGTCTAAAGGCAAATTAATTTTTCTACCAAGATCTTCGTAATGTCTACGTTGCATTACGTTTTCTTTATTAATACCAAGTCTTCTAAACGCCAATGAGTGTAGTGTTCTAAAATATGGAAGATCGTCTTCTGACAAATTAAATTTATTCATAGCTCTTTCTTTAGCTTCGTTAGCTGCTTTTTTTGTAAATGCAAAGTATCCAACTTTGTCCGGATCAGTTTCTTTTAAATATTGTTCTACTTTGTTTAACAAAGTCCAAGTTTTTCCTGTGCCTGGTGGCCCTAATACAATTGTTTTCATTAGAATGGTGATTCTTCCTTTAATTTTTTTGGTTTATAACTGTTTTCTGGTTTTTCAAAAGCCTCTACAATCATCACAGTTGGTCGTTTTTGACCAATAGAAACTCTTTCATCTTTACAATTACAATGTTCTTTTAACATCTGTTGTGTTGGTTGTGGTTTTTCTCCCCATTTTTTTCTTTGTAAGTATCCATGATAAAATTTATTAAAAACAAAATGATGCTTGTTGTCTTGTGTCCACACATTACCACGTAATATATCTTCTTTAGTTGTATTTTTACCTGTTCTGTTTGTACAAAACTCTTCTAAATGATCTTGTAATTGATCTACCAGTGATGATCCTTCAGGTGCTTTAACTATTTCTACTCCAGCTAATAATAAATCTACATATTTATCAAAATCTACAGGTTTAATACGAGGTGGTTTTTTATTAATTTGTTTTGTTACTGTTCTTCTAAATAATCTTTGATCAATTAAACAATCTATATTATCTAATTTTACTCTATCACCATCTACATTAACCCAATAATATGGTTCATCTAATTCTACTTTTTGTAAATCACTTAATTCTGGAAACACAGATTCTCCACCTATACCAAATTTTCTAGTTCTGCATAGTTTTTTATCACAATGATTACACATAGGTTCTTCATTACATTTAAAACCTAATTCTTTTTTACTATGAAATTTTATTTTATCTTGAATTGTTTTGTCATCTAATGGATTTTGAAAATACTTATAATTAAATTGATTAATTTTATTTGACCAATCTTCAGGCCATTTTCTTTTTGCGTATTGAATGTATTGATAAATAACCCTATCTCTACCATCAAGTAATTTTGTTTGTGTAAGTGATTCTAAACAAGGAGGACCATCATTAAATTCTGATAGTGGTCTTTTTATTTCTAAATTTTCTAGTTGTTCCGGCGTTAATTTATTTCTTTCGTACAAACCGTAGAAGCCAGCCATACCGGCAGCCTGCCCATTCTCTAAAAAAGCGTATCTTGTTGTGTCGTCTCCTTGAAAATAAGGTAGATTTAAAAAATTTCCTGTATCTTCTTCTGATTTTAATTCTATTTGTTTTGGAAATACTTCTGATCCTCCATATCCCAACACAGCACTAACAGATAAAAGTTTATCTCTCATTAATTGCGCTGTAACAGGTACGGTGGTAAAGCAAAATACATGTGCTCCACCACTTTTAGACCTAAATACCACGAGCGGTAATTTTAATAATTTTATTTTGTTAATTAATTTTTGATGGTCAAAACCTGCATAGGAATCTATATCTATACATCCCCATATGCATTTGTTTTGTTCGTTAATTGGAATAATACCAAGACTTGGTCCTACTCCTTGTAAGTGATTAATCCATAAACTATCAGTGACTGGTTCTCTTTTAACAAAAGATTTGCCTTTAATTTTTTCTCCGTCAACACCTTTAGTGTCAACGAAAGTCACTCCGTGAGCACGTTCTAATCCTGTAAATATTTCTTTAAACCGATTCATAAATATTTGTGACGGGCGGATCCACTCTCGCTTAGCCGCCCGACTCCTAGGAATTAGTATGGACTATCTTGTTTATCTTCGCTGTTGTGTTTAACCTGCACTTGACCTTTGTCTAATTTATCAGCAAAGCTCTTTGCAATAGCGTAAACATTTTTATCTTCAACAGGACCTATTTTAGATACTTCCCATCCAAACCATGTTCCTTTGTCATTAGACATCTGAACAGTTTTTAGATTATAAATGTGGCTGTAAGTTGGCGGTGTGAATAAACCGTTCTTACCTTGTAATTTCAATCCCATCATAATTGAATTCCACTTACGACTTATTTTTAATTGTGTCGCTTTCATAGAAATCAAAGCTGTTTGTGGACTGTCGCCTAAAAGAACTACAAAATGATTTGCAGTATTTTCTAGGTAATTACCATTTGGTAGACGATCTTTAAAGGATTTGTCCCTTGTAGTTGTACTCACAATATCGCTATCTGCATTGTGAATTGCTACTGGACCACCTTTGCCTTCTCCTCTATCTGCCCATTCTACGTATTTTCTTTCGTAATAAACAGGCAATACATTTATCCCCTTTGTGCCGTCAAAAATTTCATTTGTAACGGTATTGAGAATCATGCCAGGTTCTGCACCTTCAACATATTTCCCATCTCTTTTGTTAACTTCAGGAGATAATTGTCCTAAGACTTTAAGAAATGGTAACGCTAGATCTTCTTGCGTCATATTCTTAGAGCCAGCATTTGCGTCAGCTTCAAATAAATTTGTAGCCAATGCACCTGCATTTGTCTTTGTTGTTACTTGGTTCATTGTTATTGTTTCCTTTTTATTGTTGTTTTATTTCCAACAAATACGTTGAAAATTTCCGTTGGCATTTCTTTACCTGCCTCTATACGTTCACGGACTAACGC